CGCACATTGTAATTCATTCCGTTGTTTATAGATATCAATTCTTCCATCTTCATGCCTGTGATGAGAATAAAGTTCGATACTAGATCCCAAACTTCTTTCCTGGTTACTTTACGACCGCCATCAGAATCAGGATCTTGTGCTGCTCTTACTCTGACATATGTATTGTAGATTTGATCCATTAGGACTTTCGAAAGTGTTGCATAGGGTAATTTCATAGGTGTACTCCTTTTAATATTGTAAGTGTAAATGTTGATCCTTTTCCGTTCTGAACCTGCTTATGACATAGATTCATGAAATCGTTAAAACCTGTCTGTAGAACAACACAGCCCGCTGAATATCTTCCTATTCTTAACGAAGTGTTAGAAGCGTTTGCACGATGAATCTGGATCCCTGCGGAATCGTGATCCTCTCCTCCATAGTCAATAACTTCATCTCTATTTCCATCTCTCCAAACAGGTATATCTTTACAAGGTACAAGACATTCATAACCGCTTGAACGCATTCCTATCTTAAAACTGCTTCGATATTGATAGTCATGTTTGAGGATTGCAACACCTGCGGATCTCGATGGATTCAAAAGATAGTGTTGACCCGCGTGAGTAGTACAAGGGAAAACGTACTCTATCCACTTCTGATCCCAATACACAACATGAATCGTATCTTGGAACGTGTCTGGACGTTCTAACATATTCCTACAAGCGATAATATTGAGATCGTACTTACCTTTGAACCATGCAAATCCTAGATGTATACACTTATCTATTACAGGAGGATTATCTATTGAATATCTAATCATATTTATTCTCTTCTTTTTCTTTTATATCCCCGGGAACTTCTGAAGGATCTATATTTATTTCAAATCCTGTTTTAGCATATATTTGTATAGCTGCTTCTTTTACAACATAGAGATAATAATACTCACCGTTGTACAATAACTTTCTGACCCACCAATACTCTTTCATGTTTTGCCTATGTTGGAACCGTGTTTTTATATGGATGACTAGATGATAATAGACTTGTCAAACCGTACTTATGTGCTATGTATCCCTCTACTTTTTCCCTTTCTTCGTCGTGTAAAGGAATCGAAAAAACCATTAATTCAGCAAGGTCAAAACTACCGAATGAAAAATTGAATCCTTGTGCTTGATTGGAATAAGTTACATCTGGTGCCCTCCCTATGCGAAAATTAGGAGAATCATTTTCGTTGAAGTTTGTTGGAGGGTAATTTATTGCTTTTTCTTTTACGCCATTGACATATATACCCGTTTCATCCGTATATCCACTGACATCAGAAGCATTGTATATTACGATTTTCCAACCTGTACTAGGAGGATCCAGAAGATTATTTTGAAATACAGAATTTGAATGATTTGAAAAGAAGATTGCATCTACGAAAGATGTACCCGAAGAAACATCTCGAAATTCTAGTTGGTAACTCCTACCACAGTTGACGATCGGTGCTATGTAATAAGGTGCTCCACTATAAGCGTCATCACCAATTGGATCATTGAATTCTCTTATCAACATAACCATTGATATACCGTCAGTAGTTGATAATTTCATTTTATCGTTATGATCAGCGGCTAGGAATTCATGATCTGTATGTTTAAATCTTGCGAAATGAAAACCAAAAGCGAAAGCTTTTGAGGGGGATCCTGCTCCTGTATTGTAGTCGTTATTATTACCTGCTTGATTGCTGAATGAAAAAGAGTTTTGCCGATCTACCCATGATGTGATGGTTCCTCCTGATTGATTTAAATCTACATCAGATGACAGCCATACAAATAAGTCAGTGTTATCATATGTGGAGTTTGGTAGCCAACCACCATATGTATTATCATTATTTTCTGTGTCCTCTGTTCTTTGCATTTTTGGAGATGGAATCCCTAATGTGACTGTGCATTCTTGTGCATCAATAGAGTAATCGCAACCCAACACCATGCAATATCTCCCTTTGTAAATCGGATCTACTGTATCATATAAGTGTTCTACATAGTCAGATCTAAATGTGACAATATCGCCCGCTACAAGAGTTGCAAATCTCAAAGGCAATCTAACAACCAATCTTTCCGAGATGTACAAATCCCATACTCTTAATCTACGTAAATCCTGTAAGGCTTGTGACTGTCTGTTATCTGGATCAGCAAGATAATATAAACTAAAATCACGCTCTAATTCTGAGAGTGCTGGAAGAGAATCAACCCTTGATCCATTGTAAACACCGCCGGAATAATACACATTTTCGAAGTTGTACTTAACGTATGTAGTCCTGTAGATGTTTGAAATATCAGGCGAAAAGAAGTCATGAGACAATAGATCAATGATATCATAATCAGATATCTGTGCTCTGATATCTGGTGTTTTTCGCGTTTCTACTCCTTCGGGATCTGTACATGCTCTAATAGATATAGAATCCTGTCTGTAGACTGGAAAAATACCAACTGTCAAAAAGATGTCAACTATAGATCTCAATCCATTTGATAAAGGTGATTCAACCGCAAAACCTATATCATAATCAGCACCTGTAGATCTTGTTATCTCTTTGCTCGCTCTCCTTGCATCAGATACATCAAAGATCTGTTTGTCAATCTTGCCGCCTATCGTCCATTCAACGGGATACGTGTCAAACTCTCCATTGTTCCCCGTTCCTGTACTGGTTAGAATGCTTGCAAGGATTTCATAAGGTTCTCCCTGTAGCCAAGCACAATAACGAACCGTTGATCCTGTAACCAATGGCACTCTTGAAGTATTATTATATTCTGCTGTAGAGCATGTCGTTAGGGTTGTGCTGGTTGAACCTTCCCAAAATATATAGAACTCTTCATTACCTCCGCCTGATCCATCATTTATACACTTAGCAATACCCTTTGATCCTGCCTTCTTAAAAAAGGAGGCGTCTGTGAGGTTCAAAGTAGTAGCGGAATCACTAAAAGAAGATGTACTCGTTGTTGTTTGTCCTACTTCGTAGAATAAAGAAAAATGAGGAGGATCTGTATCTGAGAAAACAGTTCCTGCCCTAGTATCAAGTGACGTTTGCAAAGCAGATAATAGATCCTTAAATCCCAATGTAAACAGACCTCTTTGACCTGATATCGTATCGAGGGATCCTATTGCTAGGTTTCTGAACCCTCCTCTGTTTATTGAGCATTGCAGAACCGCGATCTGTCCTCTTCTCATCTTTGGCAAAATTGATCTAATATCACCTGACAACTGTAGGGAGAACCCACCGAAAGACACAGACCATCTTTGCGGTATAACTCTTGATCCTGTTATTCTTACAGAACCTCTAGCGATTTGAATTATTCCTGCATCATCTTCAACAGAAAAAGGCTCTCCTAAAGCATTGAGAACACCAATAAACTCTAATCTATATCTTACATATAGAGAAGATCTATTTAAAGAACCGACAAATTCAAGATCCCAACTCATAAGATGCTTTGACCTTGTTGTCTTGCTATTTCGCGAAGTATCGCAAGCCCTTTAATCCTTTGATTTGTAGTAGCCTCACCAAATGAAGCAAAAGCATTTGATCCGCCAGAGGCCGCAGGAACTCCGTTTGGTACAAAGTTAGGAGAACGATCAACACCATCGAAACCGGAATGAAAGTTAAACAATGTATGCGTATCTAGATATAATCGCACATTGAGAGAGAATAAACGACCTCCTTCATTTGTTATAATGTTCTGTCCTATGTCAGAAGCCCCTCTTCTTAATGTAGGCCAAAATCTATAATATCGTGCAAATGCTCTTTCGGGATATGTATAATTTAATTTTGGAGCAATCGAAATAGTTCCACCCGTGGAAGATGAAAAAGAACTATCTACAGAGTTGATTTTAATTTTTTCGATGATAGAGGTTGGAGAATCTGTTTGTATTGTCATATAATCATTTGCAGTTGGTAAATTTGCACCCGTAATATCTTGAAATGGATTTGATCCTAATGTTTGAAACGCTGACCCTTGTTCTGGAGTATTAAGCAAAGGGTGTATATAGGCTTTGTCACTATCTGCACAAAAGGAAACATAGCCGCCCCT